CCCCATAATCAGGTAGATATGTTTCAAAGTAAAATGCCCTGCCTGGAATGCTCTTAGCACTGACCCAGACACCCTTAACAAACTCTCCATGACCACTTTGATGGTCAGTAAGGTATTCTTTTCTCACCCATACTTCAACAGAGGGTAGGTTACAAATTAAACAAGACATACAGAGTAACGAGAGATTTTCGCGCCTATTATCTATCCATAAAAAAAGGGGGCACCCTTAGCGCCCCTGACCTCTATATCTTTTCTTTGCATTGTTTCCACTGGTAGCAGAAAACTTACTGTGCTTACCTTGTCCCTGTCTAGTTTTTTTGGGAGTGGATTCAATGAATGCAGTACCAAGAAGGGACTTTTTAACTTTTGCCATAATTTACCTACTTATAGTTCTGTGGGAGTGCATGGGCACTTACAAGCACTGCAGAGGGCATAGATGCCTCAAAGAGTTTCTTTGCCTCTGCTTGATGGGTTGCATCAACTTGTTTGTAATGATACTTGTTACCTGTAGTCTTTAGTCTATAGGTGATCATGTAAGGATATTGCTTCATATCAGATTACCCTTGATTTTTCATGTCCAACACGAATGCGTGGGTCACACCAAATCTTAAACCCTGCATCAATGGCATCCAGACAGAATGAGACATCCTCCCCACACATGTCCTGGACTGCACCAGATTCAAAGACTTGCATCTTGGGGGCAAACCAGGGGTACTTCATCTCCTCATGCTCAAATACTCCTTTCTTGATCATGACCCATCCAAATCCTGTGTAGTCTACAGTGAATGGCTTCTTACGCTTACTGATACCATCAACCATCTCATGGTTCATAACACCACCATTGTTACGGAAGTCATTCTCATCCAACCAGTGTGCAAC